TATTTTATTAGGTCGCGGTTCTTCGTATAATTCCGGCGCAGGACAATGCGGCGTCTTATTAGAAGCCAGTTACCCATCATTAGTATAAGACATCTAAAATAACAACAAAACAACAAAAAAAATAAATTTGGGGGAACTTTGTGTAATAGTATCTATTACACAAAAAAAGACAAAGAGTATTACATTTTATTGGTATACCAGGAAGAAGACAAATAGGTATATCCTCCACTGTTTGAATTCGCGGAAGAACTCTTACTGCTGGTATTCAAGTTTGGACCACTCATCACAATGCTATTGATGTCGAAAATATTCAAGGAACGACTATAATACCGTAAATCCGATAAACTTCCTGAAAATCCGGAATTTTGGCAGATGAAAACGTCTTGATAATTTTGTTTTGGGACTACATTAAATGTCAAACGTCCGGTAATAATACCGTTCATATAGACGTCTAAATTTTTATTGGTTAAACGAATCATGACATTGAACCACCGTTTCAAAGGGATATTGTCAATGTCAATAAATTGCGCTCCTCCTGGTTCATCGACGACGGTATTCATAATCACGCGTAGGGTAGGATTGGTGGAATTACTTAAATATAGACCGGGCGCATTGTTGACAGTGGCAATGCCGTTGGTGCCATAGGTATTGTTACCCTTGTTAAAAATATGTTGATATACCGTTCCGGTGGTAACATCCGTGCTATTATTGATATCGGTTATATTTAACCACACCGACCAGGTATATTCAATACCGCCTGGTTGATTGTTGGAACGTAACAAGGTGATTGAGTTTGAATCTTTGGGGTCTTGTTTGATTTGTTGCGAATCGGTTCCACTAATCATTCCACTTACTAAATAAGGACTCTCCGAAGGTTGGGAGAAATAGCCGATTAACCATATGCCTAAACGTAATAAAATCATGAAAATAATGACCACAATCAATATAAAAGCGAAACGGGCGATAATACTGTTTGATTCTAAAAATTCGGCACTCGCTTGGCCGACACTTTTATTTGAAAATTCATTCATCGTATTGTTGAAAGAATCTTGCACCCCCGCAATCGATTCATTGATCGACGACATGGGTCCGGCGGTAGATTCAGCGGCATTGTTATACATACTGGAAGCGGATTCGGCGGCAGTATTGTATGTATTTGACACAGATTCGGCGGCACTATTATAGGTATCCGTTAAAGATTTCTGTATATTTCCAAAAGTATTTGATTGTTCCTGTTCCATAATTTAGTATATACTATAACATACTAAATTATTTTTGCAAATGCGTCTAATAACTAACTTCACTCATTGTAACGTTATCTTTTGTGATGGCAACATTCATACCATAAGAATTACCGGAATATCCATTACCCGACATGTAATTCGACCATACGGTTTGTGGATTTACTGCATTGGCATTGCGTTTGAACCCAGTAATGTATGCATCGCATACACCGAAATTAACATCATAGGATGGACTTGTATTTGGTAAAGCGCGAAGTTTTGTAGATTTGATTAATTTTCCGTCTAAATAACAATCCACGACTTGAGAATCTACACTAATGACTACATAGACCCATTTTTGAATTGGGAAATTGGTAGTCACTACAATGGGTGGATTCGAAATATTGGTTGCGCTGGAATTCAATTTGCAATATAAGGTTGGGGTTGTTTTACCCAATGTTAAACTAATGACGGTATTTGAATTGGCAAGGTCGGTGGTTCCCGATGGAGATGCATAATAAAATACCTTGTCATTTGTATTGTTCCAGGTATTGACATATATCCATGATTCATAGGAAAAGGCATAGGAAGTAGGGTTGGATAAATCACTGTTGACAATCGAAGTATTCGAATTGTTTAAATTATACAAGGTAGACGAAGAGGATGATTTCTTTGACGCTTTATATAAGAAAAATACCAGCAAAATAATAACAACAATTAGCACAATGACAATAGTATCCATTTTATATACTACCTGGACAAAATTATTTGACATAATCCGTTGGTGGATTTTTCAACATCAACAAATTATAAGTGTCGGTGATTTTTGAACTCGTTAATGGTTCACTATAATAATTGACGTTGCAAATGGACCCATCTAAACCATTGTCACTTCCTACAATCACAATATCAATGGGAGAATAAACCGGAATATTATCGGTATATGTAAATGTTCGCGCTAAACTTCCATTCACGTATAAATCCACTTTGGAATCAAAGAAATTAAATGCGAAATAGTTCCATTTTTGATTTGGCAAGCTGAGCTCATAACTCATATTTTCGCCATTGTTTGTAAAATAGACCACATATATATCGGTGTCTTTTTGACGTTTGTTTCCCGAATCGTTTTTATAGGCTAGTTTCGGTTTTCCGTTACCATAATCGAATATGGTCGTTTCTTTCACATACGCCGCATTCGAAGAGGGTTGCGGATTCAAATATACCCACATGGTCATGGAATAATTACGGCGATAGAGTTCATCCTTGCTCGCATGAGCAACACTGTCGGACATGGGTTTGTATAAAAATCGTTCGCTATTTGCAATGGTGATTTCGCGATTTAAAAATACAGGTTTTGACAGCAAAGACGTTGAATTCATGGAATATATTTTTTGCAATATGGGTGGTAGCAATATATAGAGAACCATCAAGACGAGTTCAATGACCAATAGCAGAAATACGACGCTTGGTGTTATACGTATTTGTTGAAACAAATATTGCATGACATCACTAAACAAACAAGGAATGAAAAAGAGCAAATTGGCGAAAAAACCATACCATCCGGGCAATTTTTTCAGGTTTGCCGAATTCAGTTTAAAAAACAGGGCTAATCCGACAATAATAATCGTGGCCAACAAAATACGCATCACAAATCCGCCATAATAGACTGCATTCAAATTCCAGGTCGACGAATAATACAACAGCATGGCGAATATGGTGATTAAAACGCCTCCGCCTAGGGCGATTAAATAAGGGGATTCGTCAGCGCGCAACAGCGGCGAGAAAATGAAAAAACTTATCAACATTGGAATCAGAATCATCAAGGCGTAGGAATTGGTATTGGTAGTCAGTGCGGCCGGGTCACGCGATGCATAATACAAAACGACTGAAATAAAGGCAATTCCGCCAAGCATGATGGCATATTTTTTAAGGCATTCTATTAATTCGATTCGTTGATTTGCACCTAAAGCCGCTGTATTCAGAAAATCTTTTAAAAAATCGCCGATTCCACTTCCAGTATTTTTAAAAAACGACCCGATTGCAGGACCGATATTTTTAAAAACCATAAACATCAGCAGCAATAGTTGATATACGTTGTTGTTCAGCAAATAAACATCAATCATGCCAATGACAAAGATAAAGGCGATAAATGCTAAAGTAAATCCAATGCCGATGCCTATTTTTTGACCGGTGTTATAGGAATCAAAGGGAGGCAGGGCCTCGACAATTGCACCAATGAGAGAACCTGTGACAAAGCCGAAAATAAATCCGAAAATGATACCCTCTAAAAGTGCTGTTACCCCATAGAGAAGTTGCGAAACAAATCCATAAATCATCGCAAAAATCAAGCCATTGTATAACCCTGATTTTGCAGCAAAGGATAATTTTATTTTCATTAGTTTGTGCAATAGTAATTTGATTTGAAAAAAGAAATCCTTTATGATATGCGGTATTTTTGGATGTTCTATGAATGACTTATCTGAATCATTTCCCATATTATCTTATAGTATGCATATAAAATAATACATCTTACAAATTTTCTAAAGCGGTCTTTTCGCCGTGACAATCGCGACATAGGGCGACTAAATTATCCACATGGTTGCTTCCGCCATATTCTAATCGTATTTTATGATCCACCTCAAACCAGGCGGGTAATTGTTTTGCGCACTTTCCACAATGCCAGTTTTGACTGGCGGCGACGAATTTCTTTTTCGTCTCACTGACCGACCGTTTCGTGGCCTTTTTTCCTGATTGTGCTATACGTTCATATTGCGATGTATGGGGGCGAATTTGTGGCATCTCCATTACCGGGGCATTGTATTGCTCGTCTTTGAACCCGTGTTTTGCCGTGAAATCTAAAACGGGCGCAACCATCATGGCCGCGTTTTTGTCGACGGGCAAATACTTTAAATAGTCATTCGACGTAGTGATTATTTTTTGTGCATAGAGCGGATTCTTTTTGATGAGCCAATAAATCATAAGTGCGCCTAGAGCAACGCCGGCCATTTGATAATATTTTTTCCACGAAATCATTAATTTCAAATATTTTCCGTCGGTGTATATATTTGCCATTAAGAACGCGGCAATGCCGAATAATACTAGTTCGAATCTCATACTACTATAACACTAGAAAAAAGTGCATCATGTGGATGGATAATACATATAGACGAGAACCATGCACAACAATATGATGACAAAATACAAATATTGTTTCTTGATGTGGAATTTTTCGGCTAAATATATCGGTTTTGATTGATAGGAAGATTCATATTGTTCACATGCCTCTTCGACCGACATTTGTTCTTTCCCGATGGATTTGTTTATTTTATTGTGTATGAATATGGTCCACAATATGAACGATTCGCGATTGTCTAAATAGGGCGATACTGGATATTTATCGAGAACTTGACTAAATTTGTCTCCTATTTGTGGATTGGGTATGAAAATGGGCAAGTTTTGTATAAAGTCATAGTATTTCCGCTTCGTCACTGCATTTGGCGTTTCTGGATAACCATAGGCCAGCGTATGAATGAAAAACCAAAAATGAGGTCCCCACACTTCCGGGTCAAATAACATTGCAAACTATATAGAAACGAGTGATTATATATATGTAGAATTGCCGAATATGAATTATGAACAGTTTTGTAATAATTGTGGAAAAAATGGACATCTATTTCACCATTGCAAAGTGCCAATTACGAGTTTTGGTGTCATAGCATTTCGTGTTCACAATAACAAGTATGAATATTTGATGATACGTCGGAAAGATACTTTAGGATACATTGATTTTATGCGCGGCAAATATTCGATTTTTGACAAAGCCTACATTATGAATATGATACAGCAAATGACGGTGTTTGAAAAGGAGAAATTATTGACGCTGGAATTCGAAGATTTATGGAAAGATGTATGGGGAACTGAAAAATTGTCGTCGCAATACAAAAACGAGGAAATTATTTCGAAAGAAAAATTTAACCAGCTGAAATCGGGGATTGTTTCGAAAAGTGAATCATACTCTTTGAAAACACTTGTTGACGAAACGCGAGAGTATGGTCCATGGCACGAGCCCGAATGGGGGTTTCCAAAGGGGCGCCGAAATTATCAAGAAAAAGATTATGAATGTGCGGTCCGCGAATTTTCAGAGGAAACTGGCTATTCGCCTAACCGCATGAAGAATGTGCACAATATATTACCGTTTGAAGAAATCTTTACGGGGTCGAATTATAAATCGTATAAACACAAGTATTATTTGATGTATATGCCCTATGATTATTCGACGACGGCTACGAAATACGAAACGTCCGAAGTGAGTGATATTGCATGGAAGACCTACGACCAATGTATTACTTCCATGAGACCATACAATTTAGAAAAAATCAAATTGATTTCAAATATTCATGCTTGTTTGCTAAAATACAAACTCGTGTATTGTTAAAAGCTTTTGACGCAAATAGTTTTGACGCAAATAGTGTACACCTTTTAACCTTTAATTGCCGATTTATATACGATAATTCTGCCAAAGGCAGTATTATTGATGTATAAAAGGCAAATTATCGGTTATAAAGTAACGTTGACTAATAACATTCAAAGACGCCGCCCACCTGGGTCGGCGTTTAGAATGTTAAAAGTCGTAATAGTAATATATTATACTATTATATACAAACATGGATACGGGGGTAACAAAAATAATTAAAAAAAATAATAGTCGAAAAAAAAGCACATTGTCTTTGGATTTTCGCAGTAATTTAGACCCTGCACTCACCATTATGCCATCACCTATACAAATCACTATGGATGAACCCGTCGAACCAGTCGTTCAGGAACCTGCTAAAAAAACGCGGTGTCCTCAAGGGACACGCAAACATCGCAAAACGGGTGAATGTATACCCATCAAAGAAAAGGCGGATGATAAAGCAGAGTCTGCTGAAAAAACCGAGGACAAAGCTGATAATAAGGCTACTGAGAAAAAAGATGACGACAAACCTAGCAAAAAAACGCGATGTCCAAAAGGGACGCGCAAACATCGCAAAACGGGCGAATGTATACCCGAAAAAACAGATGCTCCCGTTGCTGATGTTACCGCTCCTACTATTACACAACCCCGTAAAAAGCAAACCGTAACAGCTATGCCAATTCCCTTAGCTGAACCCGCCGACAATGCATCCAACGACGAATTATTCGACGCCGAAAAACGCGAATATGACCAAAACCAGAAGGGTGAGGTGTCCGCCTATGATTTTTTATACCCCGACCTCAACGACCCCCAATTCACTCAAAAAATCGCGCAACACAAAGAATTTGCCGACACCCAATACGACGGCACCCTCCACGACGTCAAAAAACAGGCCGAAATCATGTGCAATGCCCGATTCGAACTGATGCCACATCAGATTTTCGTCAAAAATTTCATGTCCCTCCAGACCCCCTACAACAGTCTATTACTCTATCACGGTTTAGGTAGTGGAAAAACCTTGAGTTCCATCGGTATTGCCGAGGAAATGCGCGCCTACATGAAACAAATGAATATTACACAACGTATTATTGTGGTGGCATCGCCGAACGTCCAGGCCAACTACAAACTACAGCTTTTCGACGAACGCAAACTCCGTCTGGTCGCCGGCTCCGAAAACATGGGCGACGCCGTCTGGGCCATGGACAATAGTATCGGCAACGCCTTGCTAAAGGAAATCAATCCAACGAATCTAAAAGGCCTTTCCCGCGAAAAAATCGTCGCCTCCATCCGCCGCATCATCAATCAATATTATTTGTTTATAGGTTACGGACAACTCTCGAATTACATCTATAATGCCATCAAGAAAAATCCTCATTACGACAACATGTCACGAGAACAACGCAAAAAAATCTTTGTCAAATACGTCCGCGAACAATTCGACAACCGTCTCCTCATCATCGACGAAGTCCACAACATACGTTTAGCCGATGACAATCAAGAACGCAAAAAGACGGCCCTCCTCTTGATGCAAGTCGCTAAATATTCCCAGAACATGCGTATGATACTCTTGTCCGCCACGCCCCTGTTCAATTCCTATAAAGAAATCATCTGGCTCACGAATCTCATGAATATCAACGACAAGCGCGCCACCATCGAAATCACCGACGTGTTCGACGCCGACGGCTATTTCAAACCAGCCGACCCGGCGAAAGGCATCGAAGGCGGTCGAGAACTTCTCATGCGCAAACTCACCGGATATATTTCCTATGTCCGCGGCGAGAACCCTTATACGTTCCCCTACCGCATTTATCCCGATACCTTCGCCGCTCCCGAACACATTTTTGCCGACGAATCGGAGGATACGCAAGACCAATCACCCAGGATTACGTATCCGCAAATTCAGATGAACGGCAACCCCGTCGAAGAACCCATCAAACACATCAAAACCTATAACACGACACTCGGTGAATACCAAGCAAAGGGCTATGACAAAATCATCGAAGACATGAAGACGAAATCTTACGAACAATACACGACAAGTGGACAAGTCCGTCGCATGCCCACTTTCGAGAACATGGAATCTTTCGGCTACACCGTATTGCAAAATCCGCTACAAGCCCTCAACATGGTCTATCCCGAACTAGACGACGAAGATAGTGTTATAGAAAATATGGTGGGTAAATCGGGACTCGAAAGTGTGATGAAATATGTCGAAGAAACCCAGGGCGGCATTCCGACCCGCCATAGTTTCGAATACAAGGCCGACGTTTTGAACACTTACAAGGAAATATTTAGCGAAAACGAATTGCCTAAATATTCGGCCAAAATCGCCGAAATCTGTAAAATCATCAAAAAATCCACCGGAATCGTCGCCATTTATTCACAATACATTGACGGTGGTATGGTGCCGATTGCCCTTGCTTTAGAATCCATGGGGTTCGGCCGCTATTGCCATTCGGCGACGGCTAAAAATCTCTTCAAAACCGCTCCTCGCGGAGCCATTGATGCATTGACCATGAAGAAAAAGGGCGATCTCGAAGACGCCGCGGCCTGGCATCCAGCGAAATATGCCATGATTACCGGCGACAAGGCGCTGTCGCCGTCGAATGCCGCCGATATCAAATACATTACGAGTGCCGACAATATTCGCGGGGAAAAGGTCAAGGTCATCCTACTTTCGAAAGCCGGCGCCGAAGGTCTCGATTTCAAGAATATTCGCCAGATACATGTTCTCGAACCGTGGTATAATATGAATCGTATTGAACAAATCATCGGGCGTGCCGTGCGAAACCAGAGTCACTGCGCGCTCCCTTTCGAAGAACGAAACGTGGAGATTTATTTGCACGGGTCCATCTTACCCGACCCCACCGTCGAAGCCGCCGACCTCTATGTCTATCGTCTGGCGGAGAAAAAGGCGCAACAAATCGGCAATGTAACCCGACTCTTGAAAACCATAGCGGTCGATTGCGTCTTGAATCACGGACAAACGAATTTCACCGAAGAAAATCTAAACGCGACCGTCGAAATCCAGCTGTCGACCAATGGCCAGACTGTCGAGTATGCCATCGGCGACAAACCCCATACTGAAATATGCGACTACATGGACAATTGCAATTTCACGTGTGCGAATTCCCCCGGCGCCCCCGAAGTGTTATATAATGAATACTATAATAATCAATATGTTGAATCGAATCAAGAGATTTTGCTCGCCCGTATTCGAGAACTTTTCCGCGAAAAGACGCCTGCCAAGGCGAAATCGGGGGCGGCCGTGTCGCATATCTTTTATGAGCGCGAGCAATTGATTGCCCATATCAATGCCGTGAAACAATACCCGATGGAGCAGATTTTCAGCGCATTGACGCGGCTGATTCACAATCGCAATGAATATTTAGTCGATGCCTATGGGAGAACCGGACGTCTGGTCGACAAATACGATGCTTCTACCGACCTAGCCTATTATGCATTCCAGCCCGTCGAAATCACCGACGAAAATGCGTCGATTTATGACCGCAGCGTGCCGGTCGAATACAAACGCTCATCTATTACACTCGAAATTGACAAAAATGCGGAACCCGTGGAGGTGGCTGCTGTCGCGAAACCCGACGAAGTGGTCGCGGCGGTTCCAAAAGAAGATGGCGCCGTCTCCGTGGAATTTGATTCCATTGTAAAATCCATGGAAAAGGCGCTTTTTGACGTTTTTCATACTCAGGTTCTCGACAAGGGGGAAAAGAATTGGTATAAACATGCCGGCATGGTCGTGTATTACTCTGACCCCGAGCATATCTTCATCGAAACACAAAAGACGAAAAACCCCGACAAGACGATTTCCGTGAAGAAAATCGAACATAAATTACCTATTACACAATTGCGGACCGAGTTTGGAATTAGTGACGAAGAGATTTTCGTCTATATGGCCCATCACTATTTAGACACATTGGACTTTAGCCATAAAATGGCAATTGTCCGGCATTTTTATAGCGACAAACAAGAACCTGAGAGTGAGAACGAAGACATTATCAAAGCTTATTTTGACCGATTGATGGTGCGGGTCGGTGAGTTGACAGGAGTGGCCATCATGAAGGACGAAACATTAGTGATTATGGTGCAAAATGCAGCTGACGGTTCATGGACCGAAGCCGACCAAGAAGATTACGATGTATTGGGAAAAGAATTACTTCAATGGCGTATTCCACGCACACAAGAGAACATGAACGATTTGCTCGGATTTATTACTCTTTTCGTATCGAAAAAATCAAACACGAAAGAGATGGTCTTCAAAGTCAAGGATATGACCGAAAAACGCAATAATTTCGGTGCTCGTATTGACGATGCGGGCAAAGACAAGGTGATTAAACTTTTGAACAAAATTGCTGCGCCGGAAGTGTTATATGATGATTCGAATACGACCTTTGTATCCCAACTGGGATTGTGTATTATGATTGAAATTTTGATGCGTGCGTTCTCCGAGAAACGTCGTAATGGCAAATACTATTATTTGACACCAGAGCAAACGGTCATGAGTGAAATCATTAAAAAATCATTTGCCTAAATATTTTAGATGCTGAGGGCGAATGACAAAGGACCCTCAATAACGACGTTCAAGGTTTACAAAATTGAAGACGGCGAGATATTTTTACGTAGAAACAACATAAAAATATCCTTATTATATTATTACTATGATGCAAACTGCCGAAATATATAGTGGCGGGGCGGAAAAAAAACAAGCAGAATCGAAAGTATACGGAGTCTATCTGAAATCGGTATTGACGCAAAAAATCGTCTTGTCCATCAATGAAGTCGGCAAAAACTTGAAACAAAACTTGGAGAAGAAAATCGCCGCCAGTATCGAGGGCAAATGTATTGCACAGGGTTTTGTAAAACCGGGGTCAGTCAGTGTGGTGAATTTTTCGAGCGGAAACGTCAATGCGGCAAATGTCGAATTTCAGGTGGTATTTGAATGCATGATTTGTCATCCAGTGGAAGGCATGTTGATTGAATGCAAGGCAAAAACCATCACAAAGGCGGGTATTCACGCGGAAGTCGTCGATGCATCGGGTGTCATTCCCGTGACCGTTTTCGTGGCACGTGACCATAATTACAACGACATACACTTTAACAATGTCAAGGAAAATGCGGAAATTCTGGTGCGTGTCTTAGGAACGCGATTCGAACTTAACGACCCCTATATTTGTGTGATAGCGAAACTTGCACAACGACGTGATGCGCCAGCGCAACCCCTAAAAAAGGGCGGATTTAGTGAAGCAGCACAACCGCGGATTTCGATTTTCAACGAAGATGCGAATATTGGATATAGTTTAGGCGAAAATAGCGACGACGACGAAGACGAGTGATTGCCCCCATCCACAAATAGGTATTCCACAAAACAATTTAGAAACATATTTGCTCTCTATGTATCGATGCAAACTGCGCAAATGCTAGAACAACTAAAAATGCGTATTGAAAAAATGGACAAGGCTCACCACATTGAAATATTAAAAATACTCAAACAAAATTCATCTATTACACTGAATGAAAACAAAAGTGGCGTCTATGTGAATTTGTCTTTTTTATCGGAGACCGACATTCAAAACATTCAAAACTATATTCAATATATTGACGTGCAAGAAGCAGCGATTGATGTGATGGAATCGCAACAAACCACCTTCAAGAATACATATTTTTCCTAAATGATATAGAGATTTGTCTCCTAGTATTCCTAGTAAGATGACTTATCCAAACGCCCTCTATCAAATTTTTTATCCATATAATAAATTTGATGTTGAATCCCTACATTTGCTAGAGCCCTTCATGTATAACAAATCGTTTGTCGTCGAAGTGCCGAAAGAACCCGCCCCCGAATGTATAAGTGCGCCCGTTGAGAAACCATGCGAGCCACTACAAAAAACAGCGGTTCCGAAATTTTTTTTGCGTATTCCGCACAATCCCGATTCCCTTTTCTGGTCCATGTATATTCATCATTATGGTTATGAACACTATTTAGCTATCGGAAACAAATATACCAATGTCGAAATGGTCGAAAAACAAAAAATCATGGAACATATCAAATCGTCTAAATATTCTTTTAAAAACATGAACCGCAAAATTACTTTAGGAACGACGCAAGAAATCATGTCAGAACTCATGACCAATTCGAAAACATCTTTGTTAGCATTGCATGCATTATCTTTGTATTATAAAGTGAATGTATGCGTCGAAAACACCATCAACTGCACTTATTTGGAATATATTTTCGACAAAGAATCGCCCTCCGACAAGTGGGTTTTCCTAAAGTATACCGACCGTAAGAAATACGGTCTCGTCGAATCCGAACCAGTGAAACCTAATGGAATATTGATTGAATCCCACGACAAACCATTGCGCGGTATCTCTACATACAAAGTGGCGGAATTGAATGCAATTGCTGATAAAATACCAGCCATTTGCAAAGATGAATTATATGCGACCTGGAAGAAGCCCGAGTTATATGGGAAACTATGGCACGCTTTACTGTGGCAGTAATACAAAATTGAATAAATCGGAATGAAACAACCTAAATAATATATAAAAATACTATATAACATGGAATTGCAAACGAAATCGGTTGAGGATAATTCATCATCAAAAGAATTCGAAAAAATGGTGGCCGCTTATTTAGCCAGTAATCCCGTCATGTCGCAAAACAGAAAAACGAGTGAATTAGAAATTCGATTTGGGACAAATCCGCGATTGGCGAGGCCGATTAGCAAAATCGACTACGAAAACGTCGTCAAACAATTGCATGCCGCCGGATTTACTACCTCTGACCCCGACGGTATGCATATGTTGCGCATTCAAAACGAATATTTTGACGTGCGTTCACAAGCCACCAAAGTATCGAATATTCGTGCGGAAATTGTCGGACTTGATTTGATTCAAGAATATTGCAAATCGAACTCGCTTCAAAAATTAATCGATATGCCATCGACGTCCACCTCGCGTGGGCACAAAATCAAATTCACGCAAAAATCGCCGCCGCCTTCGGTAGGAGGTAGTGATGGGTCCATGCGACCTGTCGATTTCACAGACTATAATTTCCGCGTAGCCTATCAAATGGAGCAAGACTATACCGTGGAATCGAATATTGCAAAAAACATTCTTAACAAATGGACCGATTCGAAAAAACTCTTCCGCTACATTAACCGTGTCCGATTTTCCCACCCTACATTGCCCATTTTCGCCGATGTGAGTATTTTGAAAGTGTCGCCTAAAATCGGGAAAAAGACACCGGTCCCCCATTATACTGTGCAAGACGCGAAACTCTTTCAAAACGATGAATCCTATGAAATCGAGCTGGAAGTGGATAACAAATCCGTCGGTCCCGGCTCCGATTTCAACCATCCCTCGAAATTAATGGACGCCATTCGCAAAGGAGTGCGCATTGTATTGGGTGGATTGCAAGGCACGAATTATCCAATTGCCTATACCGAACGCGACCGCGTCTTGCAAGATTACATGCATCTATTACACGATACTCCCGACTACAAATACGAAGAACGTCGTGTGCAAACCCGCGATTTCTGCGGACCCTCTTCTACCACCTTATTGTTGAAAAACCTCATGGCCGGAAACCAGAACAATATCTTGAACAATTACACGGTCACGGACAAGGCGGATGGTGAAAGACGATTGCTCTTTGTGCATGAAAATGGACGCATATACATGATTGACAACAACATGAATGTAATATTTACCGGTGCCATCACCGAAGAAAAATCGCTCCACAACAGTTTGTTTGATGGCGAACATATCAAATACGATAAAAATCACAAATACATCAATCTATATGCGGCATTCGACGTGTATTTTGTGCACGGCAAAAATGTGCGCGAATTAGCGTTTGCGAAAAATCAGGTCGCCGACGAAACCCACCAAAACAAATACCGCATCAACCTATTGCAACAAGCAATGACACTCATTCAACCAAAATCGATTATGAACGTGGGAAAAGCCGTGAAAGAAGGCACTACCAACACATGCGATTTCCATATTCGTTGCAAGAATTTCCAGATTGCCACCGAATCGTTTTCCATATTTGACGCGTGCTCCGTCATTTTATCCGATATCAAACAAAATTTATACGAATACAATACCGATGGTCTCATTTTCACTCCGGCCCATACTGGAGTCGGCGGAAAAAGCGCCGGACATGCCGGACCCATTACGAAATTCACCTGGGAACAATCGTTCAAATGGAAACCCCCTCAGTATAATACGATTGATTTTCTGGTGCATTTCAAAAAGGATGCGAAAACGGGCAAAGACGACATTCACACGATTTTCCAGGAAGGCAAGGCACTTGACCGCAATCAAAGTGTTGTGCAATACCGTGTATTAGAATTATACTGTGGATTCGACAAGGAAAATCACCGTTTTGTGAATCCCTTTGAAAGCATTATTTCCGACAATTTGCCACATAGCAATTACGACAACGAAGAGCGCTATATGCCGGCCCTCTTTCGTCCGACAAATCCCTATGACACGGATGCCTGTTATTGCAATGTCGCGATGGATGGCGGTTTGGTGCGGACGGAAGAACACGAAGTCTTTGAAGACAATATGATTGTGGAATTCCGCTATGATTTGACGTTGACGGGGGCGTGGAAATGGGTGCCTTTGCGTGTGCGTTATGATAAAACCGCGGAATTGCGCAGTGGTGCGAAAAACTACGGAAATGCCTATAATGTGGCGAATTCGAACTGGCATTCGATACACAATCCAGTCTATGAATCCATGATTATGACGGGTCAGGGTATTCCGGAAATGGTGGAAGATGCCGATGTCTACTATAACAGAACGGGCAATGAAAACGATACAAAGGCATTGCGCGATTTCCACAATTTGTTTGTCAAGAAGCGCTTGATTCTAGGTGCGTCAAAACGTCGCGACACACTCATTGATTTCGCGGTGGGCAAGGCGGGGGATTTGCCGAAATGGATAAAGGGAAAACTCGGATTTGTTTTCGGAATCGATGTGTCGCGCGACAATATTATGAATTCGATGGATGGGGCTTGTGCGCGCTATTTGAATGCGCTCAAAGACGAGACAGTGGAGACAAAGGCGATTTTCTTGCAAGGAAACAGTGGAGTCAATATTCGCAGCGGCCGGGCGTTCATGACGGACAAGGACAAGATGATTGCCCGAGCGATTTTCGGCAGTGGTCCGAAAGAGCGCGCCACCTTGAAGGAGGGCGTGTATAAACAATACGGCGTCGGACAAGACGGATTTTCAGTGTCCTCGTGTCAATTCGCTTTGCATTATTTCTTCGAGAACAATGTGGTATTTCACGAATTCTTGCGCAATGTCTCGGAATGCACGGCGACGGGGGGATATTTTGTGGGAACGTGCTATGATGGCAAAACGGTCTTTCAACGATTGCGAAACAAACGCAAGGAAGAGGGAATCACCTTGATGCGCGACGACCACAAAATCTACGAAATCACGAAAATGTATGAGCAGACGGGCTTTCCTGATGATGAATTGTCTCTGGGATACATGATTCATGTGTATCAAGATTCCATCAACAAAGTATTCCCGGAATATTTGGTCAATTTCGATTACTTTGTGAGGATGATGGGGAACTACGGATTTGTGCTGGCAGAAGCGGCAGAATCGCAAAAAATGGGCTTGCCGCATGGTTCGGGATTGTTTTCGGAATTGTTTGCGGAAATGGAAAGCGAAGTGGAACGCAATCCTCGAATGCGTTCGGATTATGGCAAGGCGTTATCGATGACTTCGGATGAAAAATGGGTGTCGTTTATGAATCGCTATTTTGTCTTTCGCAAAGTGCATCATGTGGATGCGGAGAAAATCTACAAACAGTTTGTTTCGAAGCAAATGGTGGAAGACGTAGCAAAAGAAGTCGTTGAAACCGCAAAAATCACGGAAGCAGCAAAACCGAAAGCGAAAAAGCTCGGCAAGAAAATAATATTGACAGATTATTCACCCGTCGATGACGTGGCAAAAAAGACTACTGACGTTGTAAAACCAGCGACTGACTTGCCAAAAAAGGCTACTGATTTGCCAAAGGTCACCTATGGAAATACTGTGACCATTAAAAAGGCCGTGAAAAAATAAATATAGGTATATGTTATAAATGGTCAATTATACAGTTACTAAGGTTGCTGGTTCTTTTATTCAAGGGAATCCAGTGTATAGCGATGAACAAGGAGTATATTATATTCTCTCTACTTCAACTGCGTCTGTAGTTGGATACATTAGTTCGACAGACGGCAAATCTATTGTTATACCGGATAACGTAAATGATGGTTCTACATATACCGTAACGACCATTTTAGATTCTGCGTTTAAGAACTCGAAAATCACAGGAGTAACTTTTAGTGAGAATTTGCAATCTATTGGTGCAAATGCTTTCTACCCTGCGGACAATTTAGTCGATATTGTATGGGGTGCTTCGAATCCGGTAATTGGTGCAAATGCCTTCAATAGTTATTTCAAGTTTAGTTATAAAAATGCATCGTTTGCACCTTCTATAGAAAGTATAAGCATTTCGCCGTCTATAAGGAGTCAATATGGTCTGAATAGAACGATTTTTTCTGTTATTGGATTGCCAGCTGAATTATCATTTTCACGAGTCACTGGTAAAATAAGTTCGAACGGTAAGGTTCCTGTAACTGGTGGAACATATACACTAAATGTCACTGCAAGTAGTTCTATATATGGTAAGGTGTCGACGACTGTATCAATCACCATGAAAGTGGTATCTGAATTGACTCCTGCGCAAATACAGGCCTTGACGAAGGAACAAATACAGGCATTCACAACTGTCGAGATACAAACCTTGACGAAGGAGCAAATACAGGCATTCACCATTGAGCAAATACCTGCATTCACCCGGCAGCAAATACAGGCATTCAATTAAAAATAATCTTTTTCTCTTAATTGTATTCTCGTTGAATACAATTTAGTATTTTTTCTTGTCTCATTTTACACCTGTGCAGATTCAAATGGCAGTTATGAGTGAACAAGGTGATGATTGCGCATTACCTAAATGAAGGAACACAAAGTTCTACTTACACATAAACTATTGTTCGATTACATAGTTATGAATTCAATTCGTTATTATATACATTTAGTATATAAATGGGATACATAGAAGGTGGAACCGTATACATAAATACTGACCAAATATCAGCATTCACAACTGACCAAATGCAAGCATTCACATCTGACCAAATATCAGCATTCACAACTTCGCAAATACCAAAATTAACATCTGACCAAATATCATCCTTCACAACTTCGCAAATAGTTGCATTAACAGATTCCCAGGTAGGAGCGTTGAAACCTACGCAAGTAGCAGCAATCGAAACTGCAGACATAGTAGTATTATCAAGTGCACAAGTAAACGCATTATCATCTGCCCAAGTAGGAGCAATGACCACTATGCAAGTAGCAGCATTATCGACCGCAGCAGTAAATGCATTAGAACCTTCGAAATTATCAACATTATCAACTGCACAAGTAGGAGCGTTGAAAGCTGCACAGGTAAACGCATTATCAATTGCACAAGTAGTAGCAATGACCAATATGCAAGTAGCATCATTATCTACTGCAGCAGTAAATGCATTAGAACCTTCAAAATTATCAGCATTATCATCTGCCCAAGTAGGAGCGTTGACCACTATGCAAGTAGCATCATTATTAACTGAAAATATAAAAGGATTATCAGCTGCACAAGTAAACGCATTATCAGTTTCCCAGATAGGAGCAATGACCACTATGCAAGTAGCAGCATTCGGAACCGCACAAGTAAACGCATTATCGGCTGCACAAGTAAACGCATTATCGGCTGAGAAAGTAGCAGCATTATCAACTGCCGCAATCGCAGCATTATCAACTACACAAATAGGCGCAATATCATCTCACCAAATAAAAGCATTAACAACTACACAAATAGCAGCACTAGAAACTCAAGATTTAGCAGTATTCGGAACCGCACAAGTAAACGCATTAACGACTGGACAAATAAAAGCATTACAAACTGACCAGATACAAGCATTATCAACTGCGCAAATATCAAAATTAGGAACTGACCAGTTGCAAGCAATTGAAACTTCAAACGTAGCATTATTGACATCTACACAATTAAACGCATTGACAACTGCGCAATTAGCAGGATTAACAAATGCACAAGTAGGAGGATTATCAACTTCACAATTAAACGCATTATCAACTGCGCAATTAGTCGGATTAACAACTTCACAAGTAGTCGGATTAACAACTTCACAAGTAGCAGCATTAACAACTTCACAAGTAGTCGGATTGACAACTTCACAAGTAGTCGGATTAACAACTTCACAAGTAGCAGCATTAACAACTTCACAAGTAGTCGGATTGACAACTTCACAAGTAGTCGGATTGACAACTTCACAAGTAGTCGGATTAACAACTTCACAAGTAGTCGGATTAACAACTTCACAAGTAGCAGCATTAACAACTACACAATTAAAGGCGTTGACAACTTCACAAGTAGTCGGATTAACAACTTCACAAGTAGTCGGATTAACAACTTCACAATTAAAGGCGTTGACAACTTCACAAGTAGCAGCATTAACAACTACACAATTAAAGGCGTTGACAACTGCACAATTAGCCATATTAACATCTACAAACCCACCTACATCTACAAACCCACCTACATCTACAAACCCACCTACAATTAAAAAAACATAAATTCTACATCACAATCGCCGTCGAATGAAATCCCATGGTCAAATCCATCGAACACGACAAAAATTCAATCGAGTCATTGCGCATATGTAACATGCACAAATAATTCGCACCGTCGCGCACACAAAAGGACATCAATACATCACCCACGACGACATGTTCTCCCATGAAAAATACATTATCATACAACCATTTTTTCACAATTTTCAAGCCGTCCACCATGACAAAACCATTCACCTTTTTGTTCTCGATATTGCGCAATACAATCTTTCCATCACCCGTTTTTATAGGAAAATCCAGATTTAACGACTCTAGTTCCGGATGAAAGACCACACGCACCTGTTTCGTCTTCTTGTCCAATACCATTTTGCGATATTTTCCACAAATATTGAGCTCGGAAAAATCCAGGTTCTCATAGACCGGCGCGCATATTTCGATAACATCTTCAAACTCCTCACACGTCGCATAGTGAAATATATAATATCCACGGACCACTTCATAGGATTCCACTTTATGATTGGCCTTGTCGAGAACATGGAAAAAAGATGGCAGATTTGCCCGGAAAACCACGGGTATTTTCTTGACAAACAACCGAAAGAAATCAAAGACCAATGGCGAATCCATGACAATGTATTTCGATGGCGTGGAAATAAAATCGTGGACCACCGGAATATAGCGCATGTTAAGAGTATTCACGCGTAATACCGTATTCAAGTTCTCATTCATTTGAAAAAAATCGACCGTTTTCGCAAACACATGGTAATCTAATGTTTCAAATATATTTGTCACCATTTTGCTATGCCCCGACAACTCCTGTATTTCCGGATAAAAAGCATCCATTTTTTTGACCGTGGCAATCGTCGACGTATTGTGATAAAGATGCACCAAATAAGGCAAATCGCGTTCATAAATGGCATACATGGCAGTCGTGTTCTCATCTACGGGTTTCGACAAAGCCATCAGAGCCGTGTTGGCTACGCCGATAGTGTTATAGGGATACATTCCGGCTTTATAAAGCGCATATTTGCAAAACAGGGTCATGGCATCGTCGCTCTCATTTGCCACGATTTTGTGGGTTTTTATCACGTGGCGTGCAAACGTGGGTTTGCCGTTTTTGAAAAACACGCCTTGTATGACACCGTCGCCCGTGAATAATTCGGCTAAAGATTTGACTTTCGTCGTTTCCACATTCGGTCCAATGGTGCCGAAAAAACCGTTTTGAATCGGGGGTGGACTCAAGGACCGCGGAAACCATTTGAATGATGTTGCAAAGGGGAATAATACGAATAATATGGAAACATGCATATTTGGTATATATTTAGATATGTCTAAATCCTTGCGCAAGTAAAATTGATTGTTTTGTGTAATAGTAATGATTACACAAAAATCAAACATGAAACTCATGACTCTACAAAACGTTGTGCGCGGCGAAGTTGCTGCGCGACCATCTGTCCACGTGAAATCGCCCTATGTGGCCGACGTCAATATCTCGGACAAATCCATCATTTCTCATAGTGCATCTCTCGGGTGTTGTGGTTTAGCCGATAAAAGTGCAATCGTCTATGCATTGCCGATTGCCAAACGAACCAGTGGTCTAGATGACCGCACTTGCAGTCATCGGATTTGTTTGTCGGTGGTGCGAGAACCCGCGAAAGGGTCGGAAACCGTCGTGGGTATATATCCTAAATATGCCGAAGATTTAGCCGAACAGGCGTTGGCGAAAGATTGCATCCCGGGATTGCAAAAAGTGCGGGTGTATCGGCGCGAGACCACCGTCACCGCTTCCGGCGTCAAGAGCCGGTTCGATTTTTCGGGGGTCGATGGGAATGGGACGCCCTTTCTCATGGAAATCAAGAATGTTCCTTTAGCCGATTACGAAGATATGTGGGCAAATGACCGCAAACGCTTGCCCGCGGACGCCTATGCGGGTCGGGATTCGAAATCAAAAGTCGCCTACTTCCCCGAAGGCTATCGCAAGAAGAAAAACGCCGTGGTGAGTCCCCGGGCTTTGAAACATATTTGCGAGCTGGCGGATATCAAGAAGTCGATGAATGTTCGCTGCATATTATGCTTTGTGATACAGCGCGATGACGTGGCGCAATTTTCGCCGTCGATTGTCGACCCCGAATATCGAGAGGCCGTTTTCGAAGCGCGTCGTCAGGGTGTGGAAATCATTGCCATGGTGGTGAAGTGGACCGTGGTAGATGGTAGCGCGACGGCGTATTTTGTGCGCGCAGATTTGCCAATTATATAATTTGGCCACTTGTAAGTTTGTGGCCACTTGTAAGTTTGTGGCCACTTGTAAGTTTGTGGCCACTTGTATAATAAAATATCACCCTATAATAGCAATGAGAACCCACAAGAATCGCGGTGGAGATATTCACGCAAAATCGGCTTTTGAAAAAATATTGAGTATTGGTTACGAAATGGAATCAACAGATTTAGCAAAATTGACGTTAATGTCGGACGGTGTATTTTTGAACACGGATACGGCGACAAAAGACATTGCAAAAATCAACGACCCTGATTTGTCCGAAGACAACATCAATTTTCAAGAATACACCATGCGTCAAGAAGAAACCTTTAAGGAAGCCGCATATAACAATGGAGAAGTCGACAAAAACATTGTCTTCAATATTACAAGTGACGTTGCCCGTTCTCCTTTTGTGAAAGAATTGGAAAAAATATGCAGCACCGAAGAATTCGAAGATTCCACTCCGAGTGAAATAAAAAACACAATGTATCGATTTCGGCCCGGCAATTATCCACAAGAAGACGATATACCCATCAATTTCGTATTCTGGAATGACGACCCACATTGCAGCTTCTTTTCTGACGTGGAATGGATTTTTACGCATTATAAGCCAGCGAAATCGAAAAGTGTTATAATCGATACCTTTTTCCTTTCTGCCAGCAATTTGATTCGCCATTTAGATGGACTCGAGGCAACTACCGGAAGATTACTTTTCAAGGCCGACGAAGAAAGCAAAGACATCACCATCCGAAATCCAAAGGACCGCGTTTTATTCCATCACCCAAACACTAATTTGTATTATTTGCAAACGGACAACTATAAAACCCCCATCAATATAAACAACATATGTTTAGCCCCACAAATGACCTTTTCGGCACACATTTCCGACCTATTTTCCATCATGAAACAATTAGCGTCCGACAGTATTCGTTCCATACCCGCGGTTCAAAAGAAATTTGACGGATTGTTGACATTTCTCAATATGATTGAAAAATTTACGCAAGTATTGATTGATGAATTCAACGAACGTTATCCAGCCTATGCCATCACCAAACAACATAAAGTATTATACAAATCCATCAAAAATTACATGTCTTTGATTTTTTACAAATTACATATCTACATCAATGATTATTATATTGATACCATCAAAAACACCGCCACCTACTTGAAAGATTATTTGACCTTTAATTCCCGACATTCCAATTATATATTATACTGTGGATTGAAGAAAGCTTTGCTGGAATATTATGGCAATAAAATATCGGAGAAAAACATTGTCAAATTGATTCATAAACTGCTATTGCAACAATCCATATTAGAAGAATATTTACTAGACGACATCGAGAATGTGAAAAAAAATGCGCTAAATCCGGAAAACAAATTGAATAAAAAACATCAGCATTATGGAAATCCAATGTATTCGTTGCATTCGTATTTTCAATTTTTCGAAGACCCATTAATCGCCGAAAAAAAAATAGAAAACAATGCATCCAATACCCCAGACTGGTTAGTCTATACAGATATTGACATTTATTCTACGCCCATGGATTTAAAAGACCATATTGTATTGACCGAATTCCGCGGATTTGGTAGAATATTGACCAGTTATATGTATGCTACCGGAAATGACGAAATTGAACAACTCATGACGGAAGGTATTTGCAATGTCCGCGCGAAAAAAATAAACAACCCAGATATGCGAGGTTTTTCTATTGCAACATTGAGAGAATTCATCAAGCAAAAATATCCGGCATTTCATTCAAACAAAACCCGACGCCACCGGTCCGCAAGGTCCGCAAGTCGCCGGTCCGCAAGTTACCGAACCGCAAGGTCCGCAAGGTCTGCGAGCTACCGCACCGCAAAATCCGCGAGTTACCGGTCCGCAACTCGCCGGTCCGCAAAATCCCACAAATCTAGCCTAAACGTCGAAAATGACGCAAAAAATTGAACAAAATCCTAAATTTTATATTATACACCATACAATATAAAAACAACAACAAAACCAACATGATTTTCTACTCGGACGAAATCGTTAACAAAATCATCGACACGGCTGACGTAACCACCATGATTGACGAAATTCAACAATTTATACACAATGTCCGTTACGTGATTACGCGATATTCGATACACAGTATTTCCCCAAAATACAGTAACGCCGCCATTTCCGATAGCAACAACGTGATTGCCTTTTATTGTTTCGACACCGAATTTGAACTCACGAATTGTCCCTCCATGATGATTTATCATCGATACTATGACACTACAACGCAAGAAATCACCTATTATGTATTGTTCACCTGCACAAAAAGCGGATATCGAAACATGGGGTATGCGTCAAAATTATTTGATGGACTAAAAGAACGAATCGCAAAAGAAAGCACAACGAAAAATAAAGGCCGCCGCGCAAAAATGGTTTTGAGTTCCGTCGAAACCGCTGTGCTATTTTATGAAAACTATGGATTTCGATGGACGCGCGAATCCTTAGACAAACATCCCGTGTTGATGCAATACGAAACATATGACCCATCCAAAGAATACTTCATCATGGAATACTATCTATAATTTTACACACAACTCCCGAATAAGATTTCGTAATACATTCTATATGAACAATTGCCATAAAATGAATCATCCCGAAACCCGTTCGATGCATCCCTATTTAGGCGTTCCGAAACTAATGCATAAACCCTATGCAAACTGTCCCGAGAGTGAGTATGACATGATAGAGGGCACGCCTTATAACCATCAATACATCTACTATGAGTGTTTCATGGACGACGAGAACCATTTTCATTGCGAAAAAATATGCGAAAAAACGGGGAAAAAATGGTCATGTTCGACGGTCATCCCCATCAACAAATATTATCCGTCATGTTTCCATCGCACCCTCGTGTATTACTGGTTTGTCTATCTATAGACCCACCTAAAAATCCGCGGAAAAATCGAAAATATCCTTGTCGATGGATTTGTTCGCTAAAGCATATTCAGCGTTGGTTCGTTCGAAGAAATTGACTTTCGATTCAATACTGATGAGCTCCATGAAATCGAATGGATTTGCCGTGTTATAGACCTTGTCGTATCCTAATTGGACAATCAAACGGTCGGCGACAAACTCAATATACTGTTTCATCAGCGTCATATTCATTCCTATCATACGACAAGGAATGGCCTCGGTAATGAATTCTTTCTCGATTTCCACCGCCTCCATGATGATTTCATGGATGCGTTTTTTGTTGAGTTTCTTCACCAGTTTGCTATACAATAATACGGCGAATTCGCAATGCAAGGCCTCGTCGCGCGAAATCAATTCGTTCGAAAAGGTCAACCCCGGCATCAACCCGCGTTTTTTAATCCAGTAAATGGAGGCGAAAGACGACGAGAAAAAGATACCTTCAATGGCGGCGAAAGCGACTAAACGGGAGGCGAAGGAACTACGGTTGTCGGCAATCCATTTTTTCGCCCAGTTCGCCTTTTTCGCAATACATGGGTAATTTTCTATGGCACGAAGCAATTTCGCTTTTTCGGCTTCATCGCGAATGTAGGTATCAATCATTAATGAATACGATTCCGAATGAATATTTTCCATGGAAATTTGAAATCCGTAAAATGCGCGTGCCTCGGAACATTGCACATCACTCATGAAACGCACGGCCAGATTCTCCAATACTAATCCATCCGATGCCGCGAAAAACGCCAATACCATACTGATGAATTGTTTTTCTTCGGCCGTCAGCTTCTCCCAGTCTCCCAAATCTTGCGCGAAATTGATTTCCTCGGCGCGCCAGAAACAATCGACTTGTTTTTTATACATGGCCCATATATCCTGGTATTGAATCGGAAACATTACATAGCGATTATCGTCAGGTTTTAAAAGAGGTTCGACAAAGGCGGGTTCGGGCGTAGACATTCTTCCTAAATAATATACTCTTTAGATTTTAAATGGGTTTGTCTTGAAACACTTTATGGTGCGGAAGTGTTATAGATATTATGCTATAACACCATAGATGCAGCGGATACGATTTTTCTAAATATTCGGTTATAAAATAATAATTATGACACTGAATATGGAGTGGTTGTGTGTAGGTTCTCGCAATATCTGGTTATATGCAGTGATTCACGCATTTATTAGGGGATGTGGGGTAGGGATTAGGGATTTACTGCAACAATTTGTCTAAAATATCCTTGCGATAAATGGCGTCGCGATAGCCTTGGTCATATAGGGCGTCGAATTCATAACGGTCTTTCGAGAACAGGGTGGTATATTCGTGTATATCTTTCCATATTTTCGCGGGTATATCGGATGATTTCCACATGCCGGGTGTAATATGGAGAACGGGTTTGATGAATCCTAAATACGGATATTTGCTAAATCCCCCGTCGAAACTGAGTAGATTATGGTAGGTATAGGTCATATTTCCGGTAATAAAGGGGATGTGAGAACTGGCGATGCAGCAATCAATGGCGTCTTCTAAATGTTCAAATCGGGTATAGATGGTGGTGGACGGTTTGCGGCCGCGTTCGACTGTCGTGACGCCGATAAAGAGTCGCTCTAAGTCGAAATCTTTTGTGGAATAGCTTTCTAAAAGCCGGCGTTTGAGAACTTGTTCCATTTCGGAGATTGATTTGGCACCGCGAATGGTAGGGTCGATAATATGTTGTCGAAATATACTGATATCACCGGTATAAGTCATCAGTAGTGAATTCCAGGCACCGGCGGATGCGCCTGAATAAATATAGTTGGACAAATCATAGTGTTTCTTGACGTAGGCGGCCACTCCCATCATATAAAATCCCTTGTAGCCACCGGGGGAGATGGAAATAAGTTTTTTGCCTTGATTGCTGGGATTGTGTAATAGAAATTGTGTGATGTTCTCGGGGGAATAAGAAGCATTATTGTGTTTCGTGACAATGGTGGATGTGGGATGTGGTTGCATGTATATCTTTGTAGATGTTCGGGTAAAAAATCGGAAGGGAGTTGAGAACATGAACAACAATATTAGTATATACATGGGTTTTTCTTTGTATATATTTGTAAGCTTATTTTTTAGATTACAAATGGAGTCTATTGCACAAGGATGCATTAGCGTCTATTGATACGGAATAAAATGCCCCTATAGTATAAAATGGACGCCGAACACGGAGAACCAAAGCGACGTGGAAAAAAATCGCGAAAACAGAATGAAAAAGAAATATTAGACGAATACTACAAGGACCGGGACCCAGAAGATAAATTCATCAAACAACGCAAAGCCTACGAGAACATGCAACATTTGTCGCCCAATGAACGCGCTATATTTGACAATAAATTCACCAAACCGAAAAACCGCCATCAAGAAGAATACGTTGCCCATTTGCGCAATAAAAATCGCAAAATCATCGTCGCGAGTGGTCCGGCGGGAACGGGGAAAACTCTTTTTGCTACGGAATATGGTGTGCGCAATTTTTTGTTAGGTAATTGCGAGAAGCTGATTTTCACCCGACCATCGGTGGCCGTCGATGAAGAATTGGGCTTCCTTCCAGGAACTTTAGAAGAAAAGATGGCACCGTGGGTCCGCCCGATTTACGACGTGTTATACATGTTTATTACACCAAAAGAAGTGGTCGAATTGATGGAAGAAAAGGTCATCGAAATCGCCCCTTTAGGATTTATGCGTGGGAGAACTTTCAAAAATGCGTGGATTGTCGCCGATGAAATGCAAAATTCTACGATATCACAAATGAAAATGTTATTGACTCGTTTAGGCGAAAATAGTCGTATTGTCATTACGGGGGATTTAGAACAACATGACCGCGCCGGTGAAATCAACGGCATGGAAGATTTCTTAGGGAAATTCAAAGGGAAACGGTCATCCAGTATATCGAGTTTCGAGTTTGACAAGAGTGATATACAGCGCGAAGAGGTGGTTCGCGAAGTTCTCGACATTTATAGTGGCGATTTACCGCCCATGTATACAGATGACGACACCGTCATTTAGGGAAAATTATCCGACTATAGTATATAATGTCTATTTCAAAACAAGCATCATCTTTATTCAAAGGGCTTTACAAAAGAGCCTCTAAACATATGTCTGGGAAAATGGTTGGCACCGGATTGTTATACAATAAATGGGTATTATATGCTGCGTTTTTAGTATCTCTTTTGAATTTATTGGTATGGTTAGTGGCCGGTGATATCATGAATGCCATTGTCTTTCTCTTGATTGGATTTTTGACATCCTTTTTCAGCAAAAACATGGTTGTTGTTTTGGTATTTGCACTCGTCGTTTCGAATGTTCTCAAATTCGGTCTAAGTATTGGACAAGAAGGATTTGAAGAAGGTGCCCATAAAAGTAAAAAGTCCAAAAAAGACGTCGATGGATTCGAAGAAGGTTCTGGTGAAAATGGAGAAGAAACCAAAGCAGAGGACGGTGTCGATGGATTTGAAGAAGGTGCTGGTGAAAATGGAGGCGAAGTAACCAAAACAGATGATGATGGAGTCGATGGATTCGAGGAAGGTGCTGGTGATAATGGAGAAGAAGTAACCAAAACAGATGATGATGGAGTCGATGGATTCAAAGATGGTGAAGAAGGCATGCAAACTCTCGGATACTCTTCCGTCGTTCCAACAGCCATGTTTGAACAACAAACTTTGTTTTCTAATTTGCAAAAGATGACTCCGCTCGTTATCAATACCGACAACGAATCTAAAATTCGCACACAACTAAAATACGAAAGTTTCGTCTCAACCCGTTAAATGTTCTCAAATTACATGTCCCATTCATGGGCGATGTAATTACGCAAGTGTATACTAGATATTTCTCATACTATACTAGTAGATACATGGAAAAAATATATACACCTTTTTTAGCCATCTTTTTGGCCTTTGTTATTGTCGGATTTTCATGGTATAAACAACTGATGATGGAAGACGAACAAGAAGGTTTAGAAAATATGGATTCAAAGACGATTGTCCGACCAGACGGAGTCACTGTAAGGCGCCGCAAAAAACCGGCGAAAATCGAGGAGCCGGTTTTAGAAAACTACAAAGAAGGTATCAAAATCCCCGGACTCAGTGCCATTACAAAGGGCGTCAAACAAATCCCTAAAAGTTTCAAGAAACTAGGAAGCTCCGTCAGCAAAGGATTCACGAAAACCCTGAAAATGATTACTAAATTTTTCAAATATGTAGGCGATGTATTTTTATCCTTCTTTAGCTATATTGAATGTGGATTCAACAAAGTGATTAAATTACCGCAATGCATGGGATGGTATACCTTAGAAATCATCGGCCACATTCTCTATATTCCATTCGGGTTTTTCTTCTGGCTATTCAGTCTGCAATCCGTCGAACGCATGATATGGGGTATTATAGAAGACATTGACTGTTTTTGCTACAAATCCACCGGTTATCATTTAATACACTATTCCGATAGTATTATCAAGAAGTGTTATAAATGCAAAATCAAAAAGATGCCGAAATTCCCGAAAATGTAAAACTTTATATGTGCCTACTATATAACACATGGCAAAAAAATGCATTCCTGGTGTCATATGTATTGAAAATATGACACTCTTTGTTCTCGCCATTACTATCGGTTTGGTGTGCTACCTCATATACAACAATCAAAACAAACCTATTACACAAAAGCCGAATATATTGGTCGTTCCTACACCGCAACCCTCTTTGGTCGGAATCCCCACTCGTAGCACTGATTCATTCAATGACCCCTATGTTCCTCCACTAAAAACGAATGGCTACCTGCAACCAGAACAATCTAACCATGATGTGCGCGGTGGAATACCCATCAATATCGAAACGCGTGCCACCGGAATGGCCTATCAGCAAATCGGTATATTGACTCCACTAAACAGCACAGACAATACTATGATACTACCACTTATGGGGCGGAAATTAATGACGGGCCGAGACAAATGGCAATATTATACCATGGCAAATGGGGCGGGCACGATTCACGCCAAATTGCCCGTCAGCAAGAATGGCAAAAGTTGCACAGGCGAATATGGATGCGACGATATACAAAACGGTGACACGGTGTATGTGGAAGGATATAAAACTACATTTACAGCGACCATTTACGAGAACATCAATTTTTCGTATATTCCATATATTTAGCAGGTTCTCGCAACACCCACAATATATATTCTACATATATAGTAGAATATATGACGACAACACCAAATCAATTTGTTTTAAATGATGATTCCATGATTGACAATAATCAGTCATTTACATCTGATTTCTATAAAACGGTAATGTATTTAAATCGATTTGCAAAAACCCAGGCCATGGGCGGATATATTAAAATACCCTATTTCATGCCAAGTGGATATATCAAACCGAATGGAACATTGATTCAGGGTTCCGAAACATTTCAATACAAATGCAAACAAATGTATATTTTTAAAGTAACCCACGATATTTTAATGGATAATCAAGCAGATGGTGAAATGGTGATTCGAATGGAACCCATGAATGGAAATACCGGTTTATTATTTGTATGTATGTTATTAAAATCAACCAGAAAGGAAGCATCCAGTTTAGATAATATCATACGTGCTTCGGAAAATCCACCACAAATATTTACGTCATATGACTTTGAATTAAAGCCCTACGTCAACGAAAATTCAAAAAAAATCATATACAAGAGTGGAATCGATACTGTGATTATTTATACCAATCCCATCGAAATCGCTGAAATGGATTTTACAAATTATCAAACTGCCCCGGTCGATTTATTTGCACCTTATCCAGTCACTGATTATAAAATTTTATACAATATGAAAACATTTCAAGAGGGCTTTCAAGAAGGCATCGACAAGATAATGACATGTAGTCCGATTGATATGACGGACTCGAATGGAAATGCAACGGGGGAAAATACCGCCACGTATTTGATGGACAATAAAACTGCACAACAGGTGCAAAATATGGGTGTTGCTTATGCGATGATGATTACACTAGTTTTATTGATGGCCTCTTATTTAGGCGGACCGGTCATCTTCAATTACGTGATTGCACAACATTGCACGAATTCAAATAGTCTCATTATCACTACATTCTGGTTTTTAGCGTTTGCACTAACACTTGCGCTTGTTTTATTGCTAAATGGTTCCAAATATGATATGTCCGAAGCCATGACGGGTATGATGTTTTTAATCTTGATTATATTGTCTATCCTCAGTATTGCAAATTCACGGCTTTCTTACCCAGAGTTATACGCAAAAATTCCCATGGAGTTTGAAAAATTCGATTCAGATGCAATTAAGACCTGGGGTGGAAGAGTGATAGATGTAATCTCCCGAAATCTCTTTCCGAATGACATTAGCAAATACGGAATTGCCATCACATGGGCCATTTTAGTGGTGATTTTAGCAATACCATGTATTGTTATTGGATCCAAAAAAGACAAGGCGAGTAATCGCAAAGAACAAAAAAACCGCGGATACCGTGACAATCTAGTCGGTATTATTATGGGAATCGGAAGCGTCTATGGATTATTTGCAATCATTTATGCATGTTCTATCCTAACTCCTATTGAATAAATATGTCTAGTCAATAACCTAGAAATATTTATACTACTGATGCGCCTTCTAATTTCTCAGCCACTGGTTTGAAACTGGTCACAATATATTCAGTTGGTTCCGATTTGCCAATAGGTGCACGGACTTCAATGACTTCTTCTTCGACGGTTTTTTCGACGACAGGGTTCATTTTACGCAAATCCTCGTCTTTTGCGACTTGGGTAGGAGTGTATTTCATAATGATGGCACGACTGTTTCCGGCACTTCCAGAACTACGACGTAATACTTCATATGCGACGAAAATGAATAAAACGCCTAACAATGGATTCGTATACACAAACATTGCAACGGTCACTGCAAATAAAAGCACCATACCTAAAGCGGAATCAACATAAGGTGCTAAGGTTTCAGGAGTGCCAATCGGAAAAACAATATAAATCATGAATGCCACGAAAAGCACAATTTCGACCGGTCTCATAGATTTCAATGATGCTGGGATTTTCATTCTATAACATAGATTTATATATTTTTGCACAAAAAAATTGAATTTGTATTGAATCCGCTAAATCTTACTACATACCCCCAATGAACAAACAACAATTCCTACGTCGAAAAATCGCGGCCTCTAATGCCGCCAAGAAAAAGACAGAAAAACCCGCGAAAGAACCGCCATTTAACCCGCCCACCGATTACAAAGCCCTTATCCGTGAAAAATCCTATTTAGGCAAAAAAGGCTATACCATCCCCAAAGAACATTTGTTGCCCGAAGACGAAGCCTTTTTGCGAAGGGATTTGTTCGTCAAACCCGCTACCAATGCAGCGGCCTATGGACCCGCCTCCGAAGAAGAAGCCTACCCCGTCTTTCGCGAAAACGACAAAAAACTATACATCCCCCGATTCTACGGTATTCACCGCTATGGTCTCCCACCGAAATCTGAAATCGACCCCGGCGACACCATCCATCTCGATTTTCCTAAACCTCTCCGCGACTACCAGGACAAAATCATCGGCATTTATACCAAACATGTCGACACCCCCCTATGCACAAATTCCCCACTCAAAGGCGGTGGTGGTATACTCGAAGTTCCGTGCGGCCGCGGCAAAACCGTGATGGGTCTAAAAATCATAAGCCTATTACACAAAAAAACCCTGATTCTGGTGCACAAAGAGTTCTTGATGAACCAGTGGATTGAACGCATTGCCGAGTTCTTGCCGGGGGCGCGCGTCGGCAAAATTCAGGGACCGGTTGTCGATATTCTCGACAAGGACATTGTCATAGGAATGATTCAATCCCTCTATGACAAGGAATATCCCACGAATACCTTTTCGTCGTTCGGTCTCACCATTATCGATGAGGTCCATCGTATTGGCAGCGAACAATTTTCGAAAACGCTGTTACGCATTGCGACCCCCTATATGCTGGGGATTTCGGCGACTGTCGACCGCAAAGACAAATTGACAAAAGTGTTATACATGTTTATCGGGCCGAAAATATACACGGAAAAGCGCGAAGACGATGACGTGGTTTGTGTGCGTGCCATACAATATGTGAGTGGCGATGCGGGGTTCAATGAGACGGAATATGATTTCCGCGGCAATCCGAAATATAGTACGATGATTACGAAATTGTGCGCGTTCGGTCCGCGGAGCGATTTTATTATTCGTGTGTTGGGCGATTTGTTTGCGGAGCATCCGGAGAATCAAATCATGATTCTATGTCACAATCGGTCACTCCTGAATTATTTGTATGAGGCCATCAATTACCGTCAGATTGCAAGCGTGGGGTTTTATGTGGGTGGTATGAAACAGGCGGATTTGCAGGAAACGGAATCGATGCAAATTGTCTTGGCGACATATGCGATGGCGGCGGAAGCGCTAGATATTAAAACCCTGTCGACGTTAGTGATGGTGACGCCGAAAACCGATATTGTGCAGTCGGTTGGACGGATTTTGAGGGTGAAACACGAGAACCCGATTATTGTCGATATTGTGGATTCGCACGACGTCTTCCAGAATCAATGGCGACATCGCAAGACCTTTTATAAAAAATGCAATTACCGGATATTGCAAATCGATAGCCGGAAATATGTGAATATGGAGGGGGCGGCAAACCCGGAAGACAAGACATGGATACGCATCTTCGAACCGGCCACGAAAAAAGTGGATTGTGTGGATGATGATGAATCCGAAAATCTTCCTAAACCACCTCCCATCGGTCAATGTTTGATATCGGTGGATTTCGAATAATTATATTTGCTACGAATATGCATTCCATTGCGACTATACAAAATGTCCATTTTTTTATCAAGATGGTCAAATCGTTTCGAGTGTGTTGGTGCCACATAGAATGCTTGATACATAGCCGATGTGGTAGTTACTGCTAAACTTGCAACAGCAAATTGTAAATTTCTCATTATACAAAATCCATATATTTTGTATAGTGGAACAATTATGCTTTATTTTCCTTGTATGTATCAATTGCTTTTCGAATCATAGGAATATTATCACTGTCTATGTTCAGTTTGTCACGGTTTTGAATCCATTCCACAATATCATCGGTGGATACATCATCGCGTAATTTCTGTTGCAAATTATCCTTTAATGTAGCTAACTCATTATCCGTAACATCTGATTTGGCGTGCAAATCAATCCAATCTTTTATTTTTGCCCATGCACCTTTATTGGTCGTTGGATCAGTGGCACCTTCGCTAAATCCTTCGGATTTTTTAACAGCAATCATTTTTGCGTGCCAGAACCATCTGCAAAATAGATGATAGATTGCGGCAAAAATAACTGCATGAGTGAATGCCACTACATATTTAGAGGCTTTGAAGGGTAATTTTACCACGATTCCTGGAGTTAATATGAAAAACAATAAAATACTGAAAATAAACATGATGGCAAACATGGCTATATAAGTATAGGGATATATTACTTTGTGGGCGAAGAATCGCCTAAATACGTTTTTTGTTTGTACGATTGCGCCTTGTTTTTTTACTTTTTGTAACACGTTTCTGTTTTCGACTTTTTCTACCACCGCCAGCATATTTATAGGTTTCGCCGCCGAGCGCAGTTACGTATGGTTTCGGAATGACGCCGGTGAAATTACCTTCGGGCTGATATAATTCATAATGAATCATCTATACATTATGAACAGATACTTCATTTCGCTAGTTTGTGGATATGCACCACTTGTCCATTTGCTGGAACAATGCGACGAGGCACCCATTTTTTGAATTTATTGTGAAAGGTGCATTCCATCAACACCGATTTTTGCAAATCGACGTATTTCGAAAAATCGGTGTTTTCGAAATCGTCTTCGTCGTCACTTTCTTCAATATAGTCTAAATTTTGATTTTCCCGGATTTTTCGAAAAATCCCATTCATGAAAATACTGGTCTTGTATGTCGGGATACCCGCCACACCACAATATACTTGCGATTTATTTTGCCCATAGGCATACAAATGATAAATGTCAAACTGCACGTCCGCCGTCACTACAAAAACGGTCGGAAATTTGTATTGCGGTTTATGAAAATCCATTTGGTGGGTAACGCGCAAAGTAATCAACTCCGCCACTGGTTTTGTCTCGACCTGTTTCATTTTCGTCGATAAATTCATGTATGGCACAATCGAAAACAAACTGCGATATTGTAGGTGATGAATCTGGTATCCGCATTCATCGAAGGATTCATTATCGCCATTTTTCCATAACATGGGCAATCGAAAATGTAGGTCCTGGTTTTTTTGTAGGGGCATGTGCAAAAAGAAATCTTCTAACATTCCGAGTTTCATGCTAAAGACATGTTGTTTCACACAAACACCCTTGTAATACAAAACATCTTCTATGACAAATATTGGAACATCTCCTTCGGTAATCGTGCCATAGAAAATACTGCCTAAAGAGAGTTGTGTGGTAGAAGAGAAATTCGCCGTGGTGATTTTCCCGATTTTTTTGTCGCGTGTCAATTCCATGAGGTAACATACATCGCGATTGTCGCAAAAAGAAAACCAGGCATAATATTTTCGTCCTTGAGGTATGGCTAAAGCGATTTCGTATTTATCGGATGGAACTTTGTTATGGGATATCGTTTCATAAGAAAGTTCGAATTGGGGGAAACGTTTTAACAGGGTTTTTTCACAAAATGTCATATTGCTAAATAACGGTGGGTAATAATACTAGACAATTGTTTTTATATCCCTTTGATAAATATATTTGGCATCGAGGTTATGCGCTAACGGGTGTAATAGAATTCATATATTCGGCTAAATCATTTTCTAAAAGGGTTTTATCGCCGTCGGTTAGGAAAAGGGGGTCGTCGTTTAAATTCTGCGTTTGATTTTCTAAGATTTCTTCGACGATGGCTTTGTATTTATTGGTGTGTATCTCAATCACGTTTTTTGTAATGGGTGTGCTATAGTTTTGTTTAATGTAGTCCCATCCATAATGTGACATGATGACAACCATCAAGGAAAATAAAATCATTTGTATCATCCACCACATGTCCTAGTTATATGTTTTACACATTTATTAGTTATAAAACATACGCGTTTATTTTTTGCAGGATTTTACCTTGCGGGTCTTTCCACCACGTTTAGAGCGTTTGTTGGCAGTCTTTGATTTCTTTCCGCCGACTTTCGCAGGTGCTGGTGCTGCTTCGACTTGTGCTGGTGCGTGGACAGTGACGGCTTGTGCTGGTGCAGGAGCTGCATCGACAGCTGCATCGGCATTTCCACCCTTCATTTCTTGTTTGCGTTTGCTGGCTTCTTTCAAGGCTTCACCAAAAGTGAATTCGGAGTTTTCGGCCTTCCCTGCGCGATAGATTTTTTTAACAAATTTGTTCCATTCGGATAACATGGTATATAATGATTTGAGAAAATATTTTTCAAAAACAATATAAACAGCGCGCCCTATAATATCCTAAAGATGCCTAGTATATTGATTGTCGAAAAACTCGGAAATATTAAATCGACCACGGTCAAGAAATATGACGAAGCTGAATTGTATAAAAAGGCGGGTCTAAAAACCGCCGACGGATTCAAATGTTTCACCACTTGGCCGGTAGAATTAGCAAATAAAACGTATAACATCAGTTTGTATGGAAAAACCAGCGGGCGAGCAACTCATGAAAATAAATACGAATTTCCACCACCGGTTGACAACACCTTGTTTTTCGGAAACTGTATATTAATCAACAAAAATACTGACGGAGATGTGGTCGATTTATCGAGCGGCGAATGGGAGGCCATTTATGAACATTTATATGGCGGATTCGAAGATTTAGGCGACGACGATTCGGACGAAGAAGAATCCGATGACGAGACCGGATTGAAACGCACAAAAGACGGCTATGTCAAAGACGGATTTGTAGTAGGTGACGATGACGACGGAGGTGACGATGACGACGAAGAAGAAGGCGAAAGCGATGAAGACGAAGAACCCATTTATACGAAAAAATCGAAATCGGCGAAAAAAGAACAAGGGTCTTCTAAAATCAAATCGGTGTTTGAATTAAAACCCGTCGAACCTGACAATTATTTGGATTATACGAGCGAGCTAAGCGAGGAATCATATATTGAATAAAATACATATAAACACATCAATTGTTTATATTTATCGACCTATGTTATATTTTTTATTACCTAAAACACATTCATCTATATATACAAAATTGACATGCAGTGCAGTGAGCGAAAATGCACAAATATCTATGTCACAATCCCTCGCCTATTATTTATACAATATCAAGGAAAAAATAAAGGGCCGGGAAGACGAGTGGGATTTATTCAAGAAGTATACGAACCCCTATGAATTTATACATACATCCATCCCATATAAAAAAAAGAGCGTGGCGAAATATAAACCACTTTCCCGTGCTTATTTTAAAATGGTCGAAATCATGGAATCCTTTCAATTGTATAATAACGACAAAGCCTTTTCGTCATTCCATTTAGCAGAGGGACCTGGCGGATTTATAGAGGCGCTTGCGCAATTGCGCAATTGCAATGATGACATATACATTGGTATGACACTCTTAGACGACCACAATGACGAAACGATTCCTGCGTGGAAAAAAACAAACCAGTTTTTAGAAAAACATAAAAACGTATTTATCGAAAATGGGGCAGACGGAACCGGCAATATATTATCGCTCGCCAATTTAGAATATTGCAAATCGAAATATGGTTCGTCGATGCAAATCATTACCGGCGACGGCGGATTTGATTTTTCCGTGGATTTTAACAATCAAGAAATAAACATTGTAAGACTCTTGTTTGCGCAAATCTGTTACGCACTCTGTATGCAAAAATACAACGGATGTTTTGTCTTGAAAATATTCGACTGTTTCACGACGGCAACCATCGAATTATTGTATTTGTTGAGTTCGTGTTATAAAAGGGTCTATATCACAAAACCGCAAACCAGTCGATATGCGAATTCGGAAAAATATTTAGTATGTCAAGGATTTTTGCACGAATCGTCGGATGCACTGTATCCCTTCATCAAACATGCATTTGAATCCATGATGCAAATCCCCGAAAATCATAGTATTACACATTTTCTACATACAGTAAACCAACGAAAAATGGAAGCGGTGTATATGAAGGCACCTCCGGGGTTTGATGTCATCGAAGAAACATCACGACAACATAAACCGAGTGAAGAGTTTGTAATAGAAAGTCAAATACCCTACTATTTTTATAAAAAAATAGAAGAATACAATGCGGTCTTTGGACAGCAACAAATCGAAAATATACATGCTACACTTTCGTTAATCGAAAACAAAACCACCGAAAAAATCGAAAACATCACGAAGTTTCATATTCAAAAATGTATGCAATGGTGCGAAAAATATAATATACCCCACGCGTCGTTTTTTTCGCCAGCCGAGAATTAGATAGCATGTGATAATTTCGTAACGGTGCATTGTTTCATTTCGGTGGAATATTTCGAAAATACGGGTGTCTTTTTCATAGGATAGCCGGCCTTATCCTTTGCTGTATATGGTGTATCACTGACTCCATATGCTAGCGCATTTGCTACTGCACTTCCATAAGCGGTTTGGTATTTAGCCGCCGCATCCGTAATGGCTTCGTATTTCTTGCGGGCAATCAAATCGCCAGATGACACACCACCTTGCACATAAAATCGCTGATTGTTTGGTTTATTTTTAGGGACTGGGGTGGTGCAATTAGGGTCGGCTACGACATAGGTGAATTGATTTTGGGTGAATGTTTCGTTGCGGTCATATAAGTATTGATTGCTTGACGTATAATAATTTTTTTTGCGGTCGTCAATATTGTATTTTTTAATCATACCTCCACTACTGCGAACTCTTCGGCGCGCATTGTCTGCTTGCGAAAAACATTTTATCGCATCTTGCGCATTCGTTGAAATAGTAACTGAACCACCATTGTCATAGGTATTGTTCGGAGTATTGATGTCTAATGTATTTGCTAAACCATTGCATTTGGATGATTCATTCACTAGATAACCGTTTGGTTGATTCAATACATCAATACTGGATGAAACCCGGGGGTTACCAGATGCAGTCTGAGATGAAATTTCTCTACGGTATAATTTCACCGGATGAGGTAGAAAAATATTTTGTTTATCGCCGGTATTTAATGTATATTTATTTTGTTTTAGAGAGGAAGTGATTTGTTGAAATGTTTTTCCTTTCCATTCGAAATATCGTATGGGTTGCAATTCTAATCGGGCGACCATGTTATATAACATATAGAGATTATTTAGACGAAGTTTTGTGTAAAATATGAAATATATATTTGTTTGATACTCTATATAATGGACGACGAACCGAATATTACTCTAGAAATGATTTCCGACGATGAGTTTGATTTAGGAGAATATTCAAATGTAGGAAATACAGAACCTATTGTAAATGACATTACAGATGTGATGAATGTAAATGATGTAGCGGGTGAATGGGCGGATAATGAACAAGCAATCTTATCTACAAATACTCCTATATTACTAGAAGAATCCATAGATAACCTTCACGATATTACGGGAGAACCTATAGCAGAAACCGTTGAAGAAACCGTTGAAGAAACCGTTGAAGAAACCGTTGAAGAAACCGTTGAAGAAACCGTTGAAGAAACCGTCGCAGAAACCGTTGAAGAAACCGTTGAAGAAACCGTCGCAGAAACCGTTGAAGAAACCACAAATATCCCTAAAATAGTCTTTATCGTTCCGTATCGCAACCGAGAAAGTCATTTAGCATTTTTCAAAGAACATATGCAAAAAATATTAGAAGATTATGATGAAAGAACATACAAAATCTATTATATTCATCAATGCGATAATCGTGTATTTAATCGAGGTGCGATGAAAAATATTGGATTTTTATTCGTCAAAAACAAATATCCCAAACATTACAAAAATATTACACTTGTCTTTAATGATGTTGATTCCATGCCAATTCATAAAAACATGATTCATTATGAAACAACTCACGGTGTAATAAAACATTTTTTCGGGTTTGAATATACTTTAGGTGGTATTGTTTCCATAAAGGCCGGCGAATTTGAAATGCTCAACGGATTTCCGAATTTCTGGGCATGGGGATACGAAGATAATTTATTACAACAGCGGGTAGTAAAGGCCAATCTAAAAATAGACCGGTCCACCTTTTTCCCCATTGGCGACAAACATATAATTCATCTAAATGACGGTCCTCTACGTGAAGTTAATCAAGGAGAATTCAATCGCTATGCTAAAAATACATATGAGGGTATTTATTCTATCACGAAATTAGAATATGCACTTGACGAAGAAAATGGTTTTGTCAACGTAAAGTGGTTTGAAACGGGTCAAATACCGGATATGAATAAGTATAGATGGCATCACCTGAAAGACGGACCGGCGCCGTATGATACAAAATTCGGATTAATGTATAACAATCGTCGTATTCAAAACGGCGCGAAAATGTCCATGCACATATAGAGATTCTTCAAAAGTCATATAAACGCAACTGTAGTTACTACACTAGCAATGAATATTTTAATTACACCCGATGATTTTTCAATAGAAAATTTATTTTTTTTAGAGCGCAAAAAAAACGTCATTATTGACGGCAGCTTTTCAAAAATAATTTATTCGGACAATATGTTTATCATGAATGGTTTGTTTTTCGAATTCCCCTTGCAACTCAACAGCGAATCATCGCAAAACGTATTTAACAAACAATGCGTATATTTCAATTCCCATTTGCAAAAAAACCTATTGTGCATCACAAAAATATCCGAAATCGAAAACAGCGTCTTGAATTACTACAAGAAAACAAATGGCATCACGAAAAAAAACAATCTAATGCTGACCAATCAATTATACAATGGATTTTTCAAAATCTACAAAGACAATTCATATATTCCTAACCACGGGACAAAAAAATATATCCTCAAAATCTCCGGTTTATGGGAAAACCAGAACGAGATTGGTATTACCTATAAATTCAACGAAGTGATAGAACCGGCTATGCATACTTTTCCTTGATGCATTTCGGAATCAATACTTCATGAATCGTGTCCATCTTTTTGAAACATTTGTTGATGGTCACATCACTTACGCCGGATATTTGTTTGATGTTATTTTTGGATAAATTCAAATTACAATAGTATGACACAAAATACAAGATACCCGCCGCAATCGCATGTGGAGTATTGTCGGTAATCGTGCCGTTTTGTTCAAGTTTATTGGCGATAAACTTGCACAGCATTGTCAGTTCCGGATTCATGTTGAGTTTGCTGCAATATCTTTCGATAAATGAACTGGGGGTGGTTAGTTGCAATTCGATTTGTTGCGAGGAATCACTACCACGTTCAATATTGTGTAATATATTGACGGCCATCGAGCACCCGTTGGTTGCACTCGCCTTGTCTAATTGAAATATTTCCGCAATTTCGTGGGCTGTTCGCGGACAGCCATTTAGGCGACATGCAATATAAATGGATGCGGCCTTGATACCATCACGATTCAATCCGCGAAACATCTTTTGCTCCGAAATATCTTTGTGGATAGACATGGCTTCGTCAATCAAGATTTTAGGAATACCGGCGTTTTGTGCCATAATGGTGATGAATTGAAACTCATTGTATAGCGATTTTTCTTTATGGGGCATCGATTGCCATTCCGTCCATTTGCGAATCTTCTTCATCTCGTAAGACAATTTAGAGGTGGCCATGACCTTGCAACCGAACGACGATTCGACAAGCAATGGATTGATGGGATTGCCGCAGCGGGTCGGGTCGTTTGCATTCTTGTCGTCTGCGCCATAAAATCGCCATTCAGGTGAATAGTCGAGCGTGTTTTTGCATATGACCGAACACGCCGGATTTGCGCACGTGGGAAATCCATCGTCCATAATCATCAATATTGAATGGCACAGATTGCATAAGCCCGATTCTGCACCCGATTTGTCTTGTTGATATACGCATTCTATTCTGGAAGAATTGTCTGTTTGTTTGTCACTGTCGAATATCTCCCATAATTTCGATTTTTCCTGTTGCGTAATGATTTTTTTCTTTTTTTTGGTAGCGCCGTGATTATTTAGCGCACCAACGATGATTGCATCGTTCTTCGGACGCTTTACGCGGATAGTTATTGTTTTGTCTAAATATTGAATCATGGTTTTGTAAGAATATAGAGTGGTGGTTATTGTTCAATTTTGTAGAAAAATAATATCCTCAAAATATAACTATGGCATCTTTTATTATGAATAAAATTCCCGAAGCGGCGTGGAAATCTATGGGAATTGAACTCGTGAATCAAGTATGTAATATCACATATTATGACAAAACAAATGGAGATAAAGAGCAAAAACGACACCCCAAACGTGAAATATTGAATATTATTACTGATTTTTTGCAAAACAATATAAATCTACGCGAAGCAAACCAGGATGCATCATTCAAGGCTGAATTTTTTAAAGCGGTGGCTGAAAGCGTGAAACCACCCATTGCTAAAATGTATGAGAACGACCTTATGGCCATTCGTCTTATGGAAGGAATTTTGAAAGAATATCCCTATATTTTTATGAATATTATCAATGTTGTTGCACAACAGACGTCCGACGAAGTCAGTGAAAAAAAGGAGCCATTTATCACTCTTTTTATGAAAAAAATAACCACCTACATAAATGTAGAGAATGAAGTTAGTCAAACTATAAATATAGATACTGAGTTGTCAAGTCCTGCACCCGAGAATCATGAAAAGCTCCATGAAATCGAAAACGAAGATATATCGGGCGTGCAAGATACATTAATTGCAACTATCAAAAAATATGGTTATTTGAAAAATGCGGATAATATTGACTATTTGAATAAAGTATCAAATGACGAGGTTATAAAACATATTGATTCTTTAATTGATGCAATTGTAACTGCGAGCGAAGAAAAAAACAAAACCGAAGCGTCGACATCGGCTCTTTCCGCGATATTGAATAATAATTTAAATATAAATCCGGTTGCTTCCATTGTGCAAGGGGCTGTCGGGAATATGCCAAAGGAATTCGTAGAAAAAATATTTGCAACGTTGGACACCAGCGATGATAAACCATATTCTGAAATAAAAAAAGATATCTATAAAACGATATTGTCTGCGTTACGTTATCATTTAGAAAGGCCCGAAGGCAGACAAATGTATTTACGTCAACTTGAACCCATTCTCCGAAATTATGCCGTGAAAACGTTGATGAATGACGATATCACGGTAATATGCATTTTTCAATTGATTCGCGACTCTCCTAAAATAAATACATTGCTTAAAAAAACGGTAGAAGGTGCAATATTAACATCTGCATTAAATTTTACAAATCCGTCTTTTCAAGATATGCAAAGATTTAGGGGCGGGAACGGTGACACTAATGATGATGGGTCTAAGCAAGATGCGTCTCTACAAGATGCATTCGAGGTCAATAATAATAATGGTCTTCCAGTTGCGGTTCAAATTGCGTCCGATGTCAATGATAAAACGAGTGCGGTTCCAATTAACTCCGAGGTAAATGATAAAAAGAGTGAGTTTCCAACTGCAAGTGCGCCAATTGCGGTTCCATATGCACCAGACAATTATAACGAATCCTATAACATGTCGAAAATAATATCAGCATATGAAGGCACATTTGCATATGCAGTATATCAGTTATTAGACGCTGAAATTAAAACTATAGTCAAAAGTGATGACCCGATTGCAAAAATATACAAAGATTTAGACCAATTCAGAGTTCCAACGTTAGTAAAACAAAATAAGAATGCAATTGACTATGCAAAGACAATGTGCAGTCCGGGTATGATGAAAAAGGAAATGAACCGAATCAATACAATCAAGGCATCTGCGCCACCCTTACCAGCTCCAGTAAATAATGGAAATACAACTATTGAGGCATCTGTAGCAACATCAACAGAAAATAATGCAAATGTCACAGAGAAATCTACACTAGCACCCACAGTAAATAATACATATGTCACAAAGGAACCTGCACAAACATCCACATCCACAGAAAATAATACATATGGCACAGAGAAATCTACACTAGCACCCACAGTAAATAATACATATGTCACAAAGGAACCTGCATCAATACCCACAGTTAAACCTAAGT